AAAAAATCTGATCCTTGTTTTAAAGCAGATGTTCCTGCACCACCAGTAATTGTATCTAAAAAGGTTCCTAGTATTCCGCCCTTTGGACCTTCATACAACTCACTATTAGGGTCTAATCTTGGATCATATGTCATACTTCTTTCTGTTGTGAATTCTTTTTGTCCTCCCAAGGAAGTAAAAAGACCAACTGGGGTTGCTGCCGCCCCGATTCTTGCAGCCATTTCACCTGGACTCATTGGAGGAACTTGTGCCTTTACGTCTCCAAAAACAGTAGGAGTTCCAACTGGACTTCCAAATAAAGTGCCATACTCTGTTTGAAGACCCGCCCTTAGTTTTCCTTCAGATCCATCTCCTTGATCAGAGGGTCTTTCTAGTAGTCTTTTTTGATCTTTCAGTAAAGCTGTTGTTGAAGCATTGTCTAACTTTAAAGAGTTTATAGTAGGCACATCAATTATTTGTCCAGTTGGATTTACAAACATAGCGTATTGTCTTTGTAAATCATCTAATGTGTCTCTTTGACCTCTATAATCTAATTTTCTAGCTAAAAAAGAGGCTATGCCTCCTCGTGATGGATCTGTTCTAAAAGGATTTGCTAAAGTAGTTCCTTTTAGTGCGTTAAATTGATCAAAAGTTAAAACTGGAGAAAAACCTTCTCCTCTACTATAAGCATTCTTAACAGCGTTTTGTAATTGATTTATTGTTTCATTAGAAGCTACACCTAAATATGGATTAGATACATCTGAGCCATCTCCTCCATAATCATAACTATCTCCAGCAGCAAGTTCTGCAGCAGTTTGTACTTGAGCTTCTTCTTGTCCTGGTGGAGCGTACACTATTAAAATATTCCTTTAAACTTCTTGCCTTTTACTTGAGCACCACAACCTCTAGACTCACTACCTTGAGATTGATATCTGCCTTTACTGGCTTTTACTGGTTTATTTTTCATTGTCGCTCCAGCAATTTTATCTGCTTGAGTTGCGTTTGGATTTTTATCAATACCAGCTTTAACACTTAACATTCCAAAAGCACCACCATCTCTTTTTGTGACTATTTTTCTTATTACTTTCGCGGCTTCATCTGGAGTGATTTTACCTGATAAAGATTTTTCAACAGTGTTTTTAAATTCTTCGTTTTGCTTTTGCATCTTAGTTTCTTCTCGAGTAAGTTTTCCATACTTTCCGTTAGATGCCATAACTGGTTTTGCTTTGTTCATTGTATTCTCCAATATAGAAGACCCTCCATCTTTGAGTTTTCTTCCTTTGTTAACTAAATTCTTAGCTTGATTATAAGACATTCCCATGTCATTTGCAAACTGTCTAACTCTTGCCATGTGCTCTCCTTATTGATTCTTTGCCATTATTTAATATACCTTTTAGAACTTTAGCTTGTTTTGCATGTGTCTTAGATGCTTTATTTAATCCCTTAATTACTTTTTTTAATTTATTCTTTTTAGTCATAGTGTGTATCCTCAAATGTCTAAATAAATCTTGTGTCACTTCTTTCTTAACATTTTAGCTGCTTGACCAACACCCTTTATTCCAAACGATGCTGATATCGCAATAAATAATAAATACTGATACCAATCGGGTAAAGTTGACAATACTGCAAAACCCTCATTAACATGGTTTCTCATGCCAGGCACGAAAACGAGTATTGCAGGAGCAAGAAGCACAACCAGAGCAAATTCATCTTTCCAGCTGTTATCACTAGCTTCTGCCATCTTGCCTTCCCATTCAACTTCACCTGTTGCTACTTTTTCTGCAACTGTTGCACGAGCTTTGGCTTCAGCAACTTTGGCTTGACCATCTGCTTTTGTTTTTTCTACTTTGTTTTGTAACCATGTGCCAGCTAAGTTAGCTATAGGTCCTAAAAATTGTAACATATCACCCTACATACATAAATCTTCGTACTTAGTCGTGTGAACTCTGTGCTTTGACATGTCCCCGTGATTTCTTCTAAGTACATTTAACAACCATTTTATCATTTTTTAAACCTTTCATCTATCCAACATTTACCATAATATAAGATAAATAACCAAAAAGTAAATAAAATACCATCTATCCAGCCTAAATTATTCCAAGCATCAAGTATCATTCCACCATCCATATTAACCTCTCTTTTCTTTCCAAAGCCATGCAAGAAAAAATACAAACCCTACAATTGTGCAGAATAAAACAAACCACCCAATATATTCCCATATTTTTCTTACAAGCTCCTGTTTGGCATAAACCTCTTCTTTTCGTTTTTTCCTAATCTCAGCTTCCATAGACAAAATCTCATTCCATGATTGAGGGCCGTAGTGAAAATTTAAAAATGATTTAAGTTCTTGTCGTTGTGCTTGAAACTTTTTTTTAGCAGTAAAGGCTTCTATAGCAGATGCCTCTATTTCTTTGCCTTTAAATAATTTTCTAAGTGGTGAAGCATCCTTCGCAGACTTCTCAGTGTTTTCCACATCTGAAACCGCTCCCATCCATCTGGACAAGTCTTTTCCCATAGACTCAATTTCACGGCCTGCTGCAAATCCGCGTTTAATTGCGTTGAATGCCGTATTAGCAGCTGTGATTGCTATGCCAATTGAAGCAGGATCGAGCATTTTTTACTTCCTTAATGACGCTTGTGTGTTAATACGGTAAATATTAACATCATTACGATCTTCTGCTATTTTTTCTTGTAGTCCAGACCTTTGTTGAGCTAAATCGAATGCTTGTTGTAGTTTTGCTTGATTAAATTGGAAGCTCATCTGATCATTAGCTGTTTTTCGTTGTATTTCAGTTGTATCGTTCTCTAATTCCTTTTGTCTAATTGCTACAAGTGGGTCAACTTGTTGTTGAGGTTGTAATGACGGCATAACTTCAGTCAATATTTCACCAATTTGTTGTGCAATCGCTGCTTCTACCGCAGCAGGGTCAATTTGAGGAACCATTTCACCCCTTGCTTGAGCTTCTTGCATTGAAACTTGAAAAAATTTATTCACTTGATCTCTTGCCATCAGTCCAACATGCTCTTGAACATGTGCTTGAAGCAATGCAAACCCTTGTGGATTAACTTGTGACGCTGGTGTAGCCAAAAATGTCACATGAGCACGGACATGTGCCTCATGATCTTGATCTGGAAACACTTGAAGAGGTGCGGCTTTAATAGAATTAGCGTTTTCTGTCGCTGGATCCATAGGTGCAGGTGGTTGAGGAGGAGGTAAAATACTATCAATGTTCTTAATATCGAGTGCATCGTACATTCTTCTAAAAGCTTCGTACTGATTATGTATCTGTGGAGCTTGTTGTGCCATTTGTAATTGTGTTTGAGCCAATGACAAACGTTGTGCCATAGAAAATATGCTCGGATCACTCACTGGAAGGATATCAATACGTCCATCAAAGTCTTGTTGCATAACCTCTGGTGGCACATTACCCACAAAATAAGGATAGGGAACTGGATTTTCTGCAAAAATTTCCCCTAACATTCTAAATTCTTGTTTTTGTCCGTAATGTAAACGCTTATGTATGCTCGAAATAATCTTTGAGCCTTGTTCAATCAACGCAACTGTTGTACCAACGGGTGCTTGTGAGTTAACATCGGATATTTTTGCGTCTGCAACTTGAGCAAAACGCCTTCCCGAATCTACAACGACCCCTAACAATTGTGCTAATGTGCCAGATGGTTCCTTGTATGGCAATGGTATGATTGAATTTTTGAGATCCCCGCCTGGGACATCGATATCTCTGAACTCACCAGGATTAAGAGGCTCGTCATCATTACGAATACGAACACCCCTCGCTTTGAAACCTGCTGGAAGATTTGATAAAGTACCTGCATCGATTAACTGCCTTAATATTGATGTGGCTGCACGAGATAAACCACCGATTGTGTGTAATAACCCGAATCCATAAAAGCCAAAACCTGGTAAAAATTTAAAATGTACGAAGTATTGTCTCTTACGTCTTAACGGATCTTGTTCCCTAAAGTTCCTAACCACCGACAAAACTTGGTTCGAATTTTGATCGATCGTGACAATGTACGGCAACATAATGCCATTCTGATCCTCAAAACCCTCCAAGTCGAGGTCAATATGGACTTCCAATAAAGTATACACATCATCAGAATAGTTTGGGTGTAATCCTTGCAACTCATTAGAAGTTTCTTGGATACTGCCTTCATCCTCTCCAGAATCTGTAGTAGATAATTCCACATCTTTATACACTCCTGCTACTTGTAGTTTACGAATATCATTATAGGACATTTTAACGACATGCGTAACCCTCTCAGCCGTCATTAAATCTGACGCAGAGTATGGAACAACTAAATCTTCTGCTGGAACAAACTTAGAAACTGCCCTTTGCTTGGTTGGGTCAAAGTATACTTTTTTAAACGTAGAACCAGTTAAGGGCAGATAAAATAACATCTGATCTGTGTCTGGGTCATATTCTTCCATGATTTCCGTAATCTGAAAATTCATGAAATCTTTTACCCTTTGAGCTTGATCTTCTGTTTGTTTTGTTGGTACACCAAGTATTTGAGTCTTTACTGGACCACCAGCGGGTAACATCTCTTTATAAGCCTGGGACTGAAATTGTGTTGTCGCCTCTGACAAAAGTGGATGAGTTACCCCACTTGCACCAAGAAAAGGATCACTTCTATCTTCATAATTAATCCCGAGTAGATTAAGTCCCTTGGCAATGGCTTCTTCCCAATCCGATCTTGACTCCATGTCCTCTCTAACTTTTGATTGCAGTTCTGAAGACAACGAGCCTAAAACAGAGTCATCTAAAACTTCAGCTAAGTTAGCATCATGATTATAAGGCTCTGCTACAACTTCTACAGTCTCTTCTGAAATAAGCTCAACGCCTTCGGGTAGTTCTTCCATGGTCGATGGTAATTCGATACTTAAACTATCTTCCTCTGGCATAACATCTCCACCAGCGCCCATTGCCTTTTCGACCATTCCTGCTATTTCTCGTTCTGCCATTATGTAATCCTCGTAGTTCTTTTTTTGCCTGGAGCCAGTATATCAGAAAATCTGTTCTTGACTATTCTTACTTTTCTGGTCGGCTTCTTGTTTAGTTTTCTTCTGATTTTAAAAAGTCTATTCATTAGAAAGTGCCTTTGAAAGCTCCCCCACGGTTTTTCATCACTCCACCCATGTTCATTTTTTTAGTGATGTCTCCTCTAACATTTCTTTTGCCTCTTCTACCAGTTAACACACCTAATGCACCTTTTGATGTTTTACCAACAGGCAGTCCTGTTTTTATAGATGGGTTTTTACCTGATAAAAATTTTTCTATTTTAGCACTGTCTGACGAAGTAAAAAAATGTTTACCTTTTGAATCTACACCAGTGCTTTTAAAAGTTTTAGATTCACCAGTTTCTTTGTTTGTGATAGTGCGGGTTTGTTGTTCTTTTGTGTAAACACTCATTTATAAACTCCTAATAATATTCTCTCGCTCTTCGAGGAAACCAATCTTCTGGCTCATCCTCACCTTTTAGTGATATAAAACCACCTTGTCTGAATCTCATAATAGCCATCGTCATACTATCACAATAGTCATCATGATCTCCATTTGGAAACGAAGCTACTTCTTCAATAACTTCGTCTGCAAACTTTGAATTAGGATACCACACTTTTCCAGATTCGAAAATAGGAGATACCATATGCATCCTCGTAACCTTATCCAAGTTACCCCCTTTACGTCTGCCAGGACTAAACGTAACCACGGGTAAATTAATTAATCTCATCTCATCCGCTAAAGGTTGACCCGATCCCTTCGCCTCAATGAGCATCATGTCGGGTTCCCAATATTCGTTTTGCTCTATCGCTATCTCTTTTAATTCTGGAAAGTTCCATCTCCCCTTTGTCGCATCTAATAAAATAATATGTTGTTCGCCATCTTCCTTTGGCTCAAAAATACCCCATGTGGTTATAGCACTATAGTCGGCTGTTTCTTTTTTACTGTAAGCCGTATCGTAACTTTGAATTATATAATCAAGTCTTGGTGTGTCCTCTCGTTCCCATAACTGCCACCAATCACGCTTGACCATGGCAACTTCTTCACTGGTTGGATTCTGCTGCCATTGTGCATTCCACTTGCCAATGGACAGTGCAGCCTTGACCTTTAACAATTCATCAACATTCCAAAACTCGGGCCATAAAGGTTTATCATTAGGAAGTATCGCTGGAAACTCAACCACTTCCCATTGATCTGCCATAGAATCTTTTGCTTGATCTGTAATTAATCGTCCCGTGAGGTCTTTCTTTGACCATCTTGTTTGCACAATAATGATGGTTCCCCCAGGTTGTAATCTTTGTCGTGGTCCAGAAGTGTACCACTCGTATGTATTGTCATACGCTGATGAAGACATAGCGTCTTGCTCAGAATGTGGATCATCAATGATTAACAAATCTGCACCACGACCTGTCATTGCTGCTCCCACCCCTGCTGCAAAGTATTCCCCGCCACGGCTCGTTTCCCATCTTCCAGCCGCCTGGCTGTCCTGTTTCAAGTCCGTGTCTGGAAATACATCGCTATAGATAGGATCAGCAATGAGATCACGAACCTTTCTACCAAATCTTACCGCAAGTTCCGTGTTCATGGTAGCTTGTATAATTTTTAATTTAGGGTTTCTTCCTAAAAACCACGATGGCATGAGGTACGATGCAAGTTCTGACTTCGAATGTCTGGGTGGCATATTGATAATTAATCTTTTCAATTGTCCATTGGCAATGGCTTCGAGCTTCTCAGAAATTATTCTGTGATGCCGTCCTTCAATAAAACCCTCATAGACATGTTTAGCATAAGCCATAAACTTATCCCTCGCTAATTCACGAGTTGCAAGTTTCTTCTTTTGCTCCTCAAGTCCGAGAAGTTCTTGTAACACCTCTTTGGGCAGTGCGTCTAAATTCATTTATCCAAAAAAATAACCACATAAGAATGCGTAACCCCACACTCCTAAAATGATATGTGTCCATTGTTCATTGTACATTTTCAAACGATAATATATTTCAATGAATTTATCAAGCTAACATGACATGACATGGGTACATACGACTATCCCCGTTATATGGGGGGAGGGGGATAGTTAACATGTTAAGTAAATATAGAAATAGAATAAGTTACCCGATAGTTAACATGTTAAGTAATAAATAGTTAACATATTAAGTAATAATAAAGTGTTGCAAAAATGTCACACAATAAAGAAATATATAAAAAAATGCATTTAGTTGTAAAAAAATGCTTGTTTTAATTTTCAGATGTGCTACAAAATAATTAACAGAAACAAACAGCGAGGTTAAAAAATGAAACAATTTTTAGAAAATTTTTTTAAGATTAAAAACTTTTCCAAACATGGAGAAAGTGTGGTTGCATGGGCAGTGTTTCCGTCCACATGGTCGGATGATAGAATTTTTAAGTTTATTGACTGGGTTGACTATCGGTATGATGTTCCAGGTGGTTTTAGAACTGGTATTTATAACCATAGTTATTACGGAGGGGTAGGTCGTGAATTTTTTGAAACACCTTTTATTCAAAAATCAACTACCCGTAAATTAGTCAAACAATACCATGGATTGGATGTATAAAAAGTTAGGGAGCTTCGGCTCCCAACTGTCAAGGGATGTGCGTCCCTTCTGATGAGATCAAAAGATCGAAACAGTTAACTTAAAAACGAGGTATAAAAAATGAAAATGACAGAAAAAAATAAAAAGACATTACTTGAAGCTCAAGACAAGTTAAATCAAGCACGACAGTTATTTGAGGATTTCAAGTTTGAACATTGCGACAGACTTAACCATTATCAAGATTTAGATTTAGATGATGTAATCTATGAACTTGAAATACTCGAAAATAAAATCGATGATCGATTTGAATTATTGGAGGATGCGTAATAATAAAAAGAGTTTAACCTCGGAAGATGGGAGCTTCGGCTCCCATTTTTTTTGACCTACGGTCGCTCCCTACGGTCGCTATAAACGGTCATGACCTTCGGTCATGGTTATTGTACGGTCACTATAAGACAAGACGCAAGACGCAAGGAATCGTTAACATGTTAAGTTTATTTTTCTTGACTTGTTGCATAAATGCAACACTTAGCAATCGTTAACAT